TACGATGCCGATACGCTTGCCCAATCTCATCGCGAGCGTCGGTGCAAGTAGCAGGCCACTGATTCCAGTGCATACTATCGCGTCGAACTCAATGTCCTTCAGTGCCTCAATCGCGGCATCGAGTGTTGCTTGCGGGTGATCCATCACCGTATCTAAATATGGCGAGTGTTTATCTCCCATTTCGTTCTCCAATGTGACCTAAAGGGCACCCCGTAGGATGCCCGAAGGTAACACTTTAACTGCCCATCATATTCTCCCTGTCACGAGCCTGTACATATCCTGTGCATCGAGCCGCATTGCTAAGCCGTTACGTATCCAAACGTGCCGACTGTCGCGCTGTTCACGACCCCTGCCAGTCGCGTTCAGGCAGGTATGACATGCTTTAACAAACTCACGGACGGTGCATCCAACACCCCCCGCACGAGACTCAATCCGGCAATACTGAGCATACATCATCCGCAGAACCTCAGCATCCGCGCTTTACGTGCATCAGCTTGTAGTTTCGTCTCGGCAATCTCGCCACCGCACAAGTCACACTGGCAAGTTCTGCCGGTGACTGACTGCTTGAACTCTGCAATCTCGGCCAGATTGTGCCCGAAGCGATCCCCGAGGTAATCCTGAAGTTGTGAGCGTGAAACACGACCTTCCCGGCATTCCTCGACCATGCGAATTGCATCATGGATTGTGTCGTTGTCTTGGGCAATCCAGTAAGCCTTACCGAGTAACCCAGTTTCGCCTACGATGAAATACACTTGCCATGCCAGATTGTGATGCTCGGCAAACTCGCGTGAGAAATCCATCAAATCATCAGTAGCCTTGTCAGCTTCGACGACGACCAGTTCGCGACCAGTCGCATGATACATGTCATCCTCGTCGATGTCGTGCTTGAGGTCGTGCAGACCTTCGAGCGTATCGAAGATATACTTCGTAGTTTTCATCAGCGTCTCCAAACTGTGCCTGAATTGGCACTCAGAAGGACACCGTAGTGCCCAACTGGGTATCAACTACTTGGCGTTCCGGTCGGCAATGATACCGAGCAGGCCAATAATGGCAATCCAGCATACAAGCCAGATTGCGACGAAGTCTTGCGCTTGTAGTTCCATGATGTTCTCCCAATGTAACCAAAAGAGCACCCCGCAGGATGCTCGATGGTGACACTACGCTGCTACAGGGTCTGCGTCGTATGTCTCGCTTGGGTCAACAATCGCGTTGACTACTGCGTTTTCCTGAGCCTGTACCGGACCAGTCGCAGGCTTAGCCGCAAGCTGCTTGTCTACGTAAGCCACGACAGCTTCGAGATGCCCGATAATACCCTTGGGCAACGTCACGTCAACTGCGAGTGCCTTGCGAGCTTTCGCACGAACCGACTGCAAATTACCCTTGTTCTCTTTTCCGTTCTTGGTCATTTTCCTGTCCTCATCAGCGTACCAGAATTGGCACTCGGAGAGTCACCCGAAGGTGACCTACCGGCTGTCAACTCGCGCGGTTTACCCGGCTTGTCGATTCCCCGTCGTATCCTTTGAGCCAAGCGTCAGACAACTTGGCGTGGATGGGTGTTACTCGGCCATATTTAGCCTCATCGCGAGCGAATCCCGCATCACGTGCCTGCTTGCCTTGGACCATTGCGTCCCGGTAGTTCACGAGCGGTATGCTGCGGCTGTCCTGCGGATATTCTCACGCCTGATTTCACGCGCCCTGCGTTGGAACTGCTCGTGGATCGCTTCGGATGCCATCTCCAGCGACCGGCTGAGTCCTACGCGCTTAGCTTCACGCGCCTGATAGCTTGTAGCCCTCACGAGCGGTATGCCGAGTCGGTGCTGAGTACGTCGCCCATGAGCCATGCGAGGTCTCTACCGCGCGGAGTGATTCTGCCGATCACCGTCGCCTTTGGCGACTCCAGCGTGATGTGATTGCCTTGTGTCGTGATTCGGCAGCCTTCGGCTGTCGTCGTGGTCGTCTTGCGGATGCGGTTAGCTTTGCGGCTCATGTCATTCTCCAGTAGATTTCGTGGTTTCTCATCAGGTGCGGTTACCAATACCGCACGATCATGCACTGCTCGCGGTTCTCACTTGTCCCGCATTTCGGCGTGCTGTCCGTTTTCACCCGTGGTTGTCTACACACGGTCAGGCCGGAGTCCCTGAGCAACCCTTCGCGAGTCCATCGCGCCGGTCGGTTGCCGGTAGCAGCTTCGGGAGACTTTCGCCGTTTGCCGTTGCTGCGACGACTCAAACATTGCCAGAACGCCACAATCAGCGGTAGTCGTGGAAAGTACGTATACCGGCTGTATCCCAATGGTAGCATCAATCCCGGCCTGAAAATAACCGATAAGAGCATCCGCAAAGCCTGCCAGCCAGCCAGATTCTGCGCACCAAACTACTGTGGATGCGTACAGTAAACAAGGAACGCGGCACCCTTGCGCGTCTGGTGATGCCCTCAAGTCAACCGTGAGTCGACTGCCAGTCAACCGGTAGGAAGTGTAGCAGTCTGCTCGGGATGGCACTAATAGACTGCCCTCGGTAAAAACAGATAGGGAGGCAAGCACGGCGACTGTGACCGGCGACGCTGCATGGTGCCTGCATGTGCCCTTGTGGCTACACTGCCCGTGCCCTGCTCGCTCAACTGCGCGCTGCATGTGCTCAGGCGTGCCCGTGCCAAGCGTACAGACCAGCAGTGACCGCAGGCGTAGCAGCACATATACAACCGAAGCCAGCCAAAGAGAGCGGAACATCCCGCGCCACGCACAATGTACAAGGTGGCAGGGGGGAACGGAGGGCGTGCGTACGTATTGATACCCCCTCAGATAAATATGAAATTCTGACAGCCTGTTCCCGCTCGGGAAGATACACCAGCACGTAGCAGTGACTTACGGTTATCTTCCCGCTCGGGAGCATTAGGTTATGGTGCCACACCACCGTTAGGGTATTGTGTTCGGTCTATCGAACCTTAACGGGGATAAGGTCTGATAAATCGTCAAGCAAACGTACAGGAACCCAGAGGTGGCCCCAAGTAATCGTCAAGTAGATCGTCAACCGTAACAGTGGTTCTGTATCCTAACAGTGCTGATGTTAGTAACAGAAGGGGTAGGTTCTACTGAGAAGGGGTAATCATGGGAGGGGATACCCCCTTTCAGTCAACCTTCAAGTCTACTTTAAGTGTCACTCTAAGCTACACTATAGGTATACTGACCGGGGGTCTCTCTGCTCGGGGTGGCACTAATTACAGGGTATAGCCTTGGGTTATACCTTACCTTCGGTTACGAGCACGTCGCCGGGGAGGTGATCCCTTGCGACTGCCAGCTCCCTGTAAGGCTTTCACGGTCTTCACGAACTGGCTTAGCTCCTTGTCCAGAGCCTTGCCTTCGCTGCGAGCCGCTGCTTCTTCTTCCTCGCGATCTACGGATTCAACCCAGTGGCCTACTCCCTCGGCCAGTACGTCGATCCTATCGTCCTGCTTCAAGCTGCCCCTGTCCTTGGTGAGGAAGGCGAGCTGGTAGAAGCCGTTGTAGTATCGCTCGCGCTCCCCTGCGTCCTCTGGGAGGTCAGCGTTCTGTGCCAGTACGATGGACTTGTCCATCACCACACGGTGCTGGTTCATCGCTGGTTCGAGCTTGTCGATGATCCGAAGCTCCTTCTGCTTGGTGACCAGATACTCCTCAAGGGTCACTGGGTACATGACCTTGAACACCGGAGAGATGAGGCTGGTGAACATACCGTCACCGAAGTTGCTCTCGATCTTCACGAGGTTGACCTGCTGCTCCTTGGCGATGAGCACGAGCTTCTTCAAGGTGCTCTCGTCGTATCCACCTGAGAGACCACCCCAGCGCGTGACGTAGACTTTGCCGTGGAGCATCTTTGTGACCACGTACCCCGTCTCATCCTTTCCTCGGCCACTGGGGTCGATAACCATCACGCTGCCCTCGTAGGGCAACATGCGCTCAGGCTGCGTGAGAGGACCGTAGAAGCGATCTCCGGTCATCCCTACGTTGGGTACGTCCTTGATCTCCTGCTGTGGGCCACTGGCCCAGACGAGCCTGTCAGGTCCAACCTCCGCGTCACAGTCGAAAACTATGAGGTCACGGAACTTCAGTGGGAAACGAGTCTCATCACTGAGCGTGGTGTCGAGCATAAATTGAAGGCAGAAACCAGAGCGTCCATACTCAGCCTCACGCTCGCACAAGTCTTGTTCGTCGAATCGCATAGGATCGACCGGTCGTCCCACCAGAGTAGGATCGTCCCTGAGTCTGTCACATATGCCGGGAGCCAAGCGACCGCTGTACTGCTGGGTTTGCAGATCATTGGGATAACGGGCGGGCCAAACTCTAATTTCGTATCCACGTTCTTCAAAGCCTCCATAGATTGTTTGAACTGACTGGGGCGTACCAAGACCTATCGATTGACCGATAGTAGGCATCAAGATAGCTCCACCCATCTCTCGGGCACGAGCTGTCAGTATCTCACGTTTGCCCTCCGTGAGGGAGTTGTTCGGGACTTCGATGTCGTCGAAGACAACCTTGCTTGCCCTGCCCCCAGTCATCTGACCGGTTACTCCCACGGCGCGTACAGAGGGAGCTTGGTGCGGACCCGAGGGACCGACATCGAAAGCAAGGGTCGAGTCTCTCTGATGGGACTTCGCGGCTAACCATTGGAGCAACGCAAGGGTAGCGATGCACTGTTTGGTGAACGTACAGAACTCCAGAGCTTTGTACTCCGAAGCCGAGACAACCATGATGCGCTCGTTGGGGTCTCGCATGAGGCACCACATAACGAACGCTGCGGTAATCCAGCTCTTGCCAATGCCACGGAACGCCATAACGATCCGTCGCTTCGGTCCATGCTGGAGGTATTCTGCAATTTCATACTGAGCCTCCGTGGGGTCAGGCAGGCCAAGCTGCCTCCAGAGCCACCAGAGGAACACACGAAAGTCATCGTGCATCTTCTTGTGGGTATCTGTTTTGACCCAGTTCGGGTATCTCCTCGCCATTACTCTCTCCTATCTCTGGTACTTGTTGTCGACCAGAATCATGTCCAGTCCTGCGGACACAGCTGAGGGGGATGAAGCATTAGCAGCTTCAACCCAGACGGTCGTCTTGTTCTCGACGCCGATATATGGCTTGTTGTCCTTCGTGAACGCACTGTTACTGATCGTGCCCTCAAGGGCAATGCGTCGGGTGTTGGTTGCCCGGTCGTACGTCATCACGTGGAACTCAGTGTCTTGGTTCGCGGATGTGATGATGTAACCTCCGGTTACGAAGGCAGTGAACCCGAGGGGCACCGTGTAGATGCACTGCTGGGTCTGCCCGTGCTCTAAGTGGATAGAGCCTTGAATGTAGTTCTGCTCCTGCGGAACACCAGCCGACCACGTAGCGAGGTCATCAGCGATCCAGACGTTGCCTTGGTTGACCTCATCTGATCCTGAGACAGCGATGTACATGCGGTTGATATACAGGTACTCTTTGGTTGTCAGGACGACGGTCTGCCCGTTGAGCGGAACGACCTCTGACTGTACCGCGTAGTCAGCATCAAGTCCTTCGATCAGGACAGCCCAAGCTCCAGAGCCTGTGGTCATCACATCGTCGGTACTGGAAGATGCTACCTCCAGAAGTGTAGCAGCAGCGAGCTTAGTCCAGCCGTTGCCTGCCTCCCAGATGAACTCAACGTCAGTGCCGACGAGTTCGTTGGTACCGAACTTCGTCATGCGGCTCACGCCGGGGATTGCTCCCATCTCGATAGCGAGCCACTGATCATTGAGTTCATGTCCCGCCGAGTCGTGGAGTGTGAATACAGTCATGTTAAATCCTTTGCAAAGTAGTGGACATCCCCAGCCCACTTCCAGTTCGGAATGTCGAACCTGAAGTCGCACCGTAGTAGGTTCACGATGCTGGCATGGTTGCCATATAGGGTGTACGTGATTACGTACTTTGCGCCTACCTCTTTTGCCCAGCGAAGTCGGGCGCGGATCATTCGCTGTTGGAGTTTGTGACCGTTGGCACAGGGCAGAACCCCGGCCCGGTTCAAGAAGACTCCGGGTTCACCTTCAAGTTTCCGGGCAGCACAGAAGCCGACCGGCGTACCGGTGTCGTCGTAGCATACCCACAGCTGCCCTTCGAGATCGAAGTGGTCACCGGGCATACAGATTGTATGCAGCGCCCGGACCAGTTCTATATCGTCGGTGCGCTGAAGGGCATAGCTTCCTGACATTTCGGGTAGTGTCGGTGCGCTGAAGGGCATAGCTTCCTGACATTTCGGGTAGTCCTTTCTCCAGTTCCAGCGGAGCAGTTTGGATCGTTTGATTTCTACGACGTACTCATTGTAGGCACCCCACGCTAACTGCTCGGATTCACACCGAGTGATCTCGGGCCAGAGCATGTAGGAAACGTAATGGGTAACCTCATGTATCAGGATAGCGCGACAGTACTCTTTGTCTGCCAGTCTGCCCATGCACTCGTCATCGACGACGACCACGTTTGTGGCGATAGGATACAGACCCATAGGTGCACCGCGACCTCCTATGTCCGCTACAATTAAGAGCGGAGGGGCTATACCCAAAGCAGAGCAGTCTACGAGCAGCACCTCGCATACGAAATCAAGGTCTGTCTGATCTACCCATTGCATGTTCTCGATCTTTGCGTGAGCGGCGGTGAAGCATAAAGCGAGTAGTACAAGTAGGTAGCGCATGGTCAGTCCTTCAGTTTGCGATCATTGAACCGGAAGTGTGTCCGGGGGCTGGCGGGCAGTCGAGTCATCCGCGTAAAGCAGTGCATCTGACTGTCCATGACTTCGCGCTTCACCATGCGGGTATCTTCCTTCCCACATGCCGAGCACCTGTAGTCGAACGTAATGTACATCTCCTCTCTCCTGTTAGCCTGCTCTACGACCGGCAATGCCAATCGTCGGGGGTGGTGCGTTAGCGCGTGCGATGTTCATCGCGTGAGCCGGTGCGCCACTGAACCGTGGTTGCAACTCGGTTGCCCGTGCTGAACTGCGGTTGATGCTGTGTTCCAACTTCTCGGTCTCAGTCTTACGCTTGACGATGCCCAGCTGGTTGATGCCGGGAGTCTTCCGTTCGATTGCCCTGTCAAGTTCAGCTGCGGGGTTCACCCAACCAGCCCAGCCCTGCTTGCGGGCTATCCAGCTTGCCGGGTCAATCTTATCCTGTATCGCTGAGCTGATGCACATTATGCACCTGCCTCGGCCAGAGCCTGTTCAATCCGTTCCTTGCGTGTCAGGATCGAGGTTCGAGCCTCACCAGCCAGTCCGTCCCCAAGTGGAACGTCACCAGCTCCCGGCTGCTTCGTCGGGTCAATCTGCCGGTTGTCGTCTTGCTTGTCCTGACTACGCCCGAGCAGCCCCTGTATATTTGCTGTGCACATTATCTGTCTCCGAGTTGGATGACGTTGTCGAAGTCTGGGACTTCATCTGCGAGTTGGTCGATGTCATCGCCCGGTTGAGCTGCGCGATCCACACCGTTGTCTTTGAGGAACTTGTTCACCTGTGCGAATAGCGCGGGCGGAACAGCTTCCCCTGCTTTTAGGTATGACCTAATCTCTTTCAGCAGAGTCGCCGCCTGAACGCTGTGAAGCTCGTCCAGCATGTCGTCCGTTGCTCTTGTCATTAGCTTTCCTCTTGGCAAGTTTTATGCGGACGCGATGCCACACAATTGAGTAGATGATACCGACAGCTGATAGACAGCCGACTACGATGCTGATAACGAGATCAGCTTGGGCGAGGACGTTTGCCACGCCAGTGCCCGAAGACACAGCGAGCAGCGCGTTCCCTGCGTGTTGTTCCAGTGCCATTTCTGTTTCCTTAGTGTTCATACAGTTCTTCTTACGCGAAGTTCACCCGAGCGATCCGGGTGTTGATTGATGCAGGTAGCGATGTCAGAAACGTCGCGAGTTCTGCGAGTGTGGAGAATCCACTAATCTTCAAGGCTCCGATGAGATCATCTTCCGCATCGGGGAGTGCCTCCAAGTCCACCTCATTAGGGACCGGACGAACAATCGTCACGGCCCCCGCAGGTAAAGACGCAGATCGGTTTGCGAGTGCATTCCGAATCTGTACCCGTGTGTAGGGCACAGCGAATTCTATTACGAGGTTCATGCGTCTCTCACTTTTATAATTGAAAGGTGGGTTTTAGAAGCTACGGTATCCATGTCCATGTTCTGATTCATCGATGCGCGAATGCGCACTGTATCATTGGCGGCGAACAGGTGAAGGTACG